CTGGTGGTGCTCATCCACAGTTACAAATAGGTTGTTTTGTTGTTGGTTTCTACCTTGATAATGAGAGGCAGAAACCAATAATAATGGGGTCTGTTGGACATACTCCTCGTGCTACAACTGTTGTTAATTTTGAGCGTCCAGATGAAATAGATAGTCTCACAAGAAAGATTCCAGCAGATCGCATGTTTGCTGGAACTGAGGGAGCAGTAGGTTTAGTTGAAAATAAAGAAGGTGGTGTACAATCTGATTATAGTGCTAATTCATGGGGTAGTGGATTATCTGATGCTAAGATAGTATCTATAAATCCTATTTTAGATGCTGTTCCAATACCAAAGAACATGTCTAATACTGCTAGATTGGAATGGTGTCAATCAAGTGCAAATCCTTGTACTGATCTTAAGACTAAAGGTGCTTTGGTTCTCAGTGAATTCTTGGCAGAGATTCAAAATAATGATGGTAAGATAGGAACGTATTATGTTGGTAAGGTAACTGGTAAATTATATGATGGATTATATGTTGCCAAGAAATATACTAACAAATTCATGGCTCTTGTTCGTACTCTTATTGCGAATGTAAAGGGATTTATTAATGGTCAGGTGACTCTTGCTGGTCAAGCATTGATTAATGCAACTCTACGACCTACTAAGAAAGGTAATGCATTATCAAATATAATGAAATGGATCAATAAGATACTTGCCAACATTGGATGTAAGATGGCAGATATTGGTGAGCGCATTGCAAAGTGGCTTACTAATCTCTTGATGAGTTATATTGATAAGATATATCGTGCAGTTGCTTGTCAGATTGATGAGTTGATAGGCGGTATCTTAAGTAAAATTATGTCCTTGATGGAGAGTTTATTGCAAGATATTCTCGGTCCTTTACAGGATATATTGGGTGCTATAGCAGTTCCACTTAACATAATTGGTGGTGCTATCAACTATGTTTTAAAATTACTTGGTATTCAATGCTCTGGTTCTGATTTAGATTGTAAGAAGATAGATAAGTATTGCACAAATGGAGAGCAATCGGTTATTACAGCTGATGATGAAGAGGAGTTGGATCCTTTAGATGAACTTTTAGCGCAGATTGAAAAGACATTTGATGGTACTACAGCAGATTATAATCAGTACATTTGTGAAGATGCATTTAAAGGGAAACCATTACTATTGAATACTGTTGGATTTACTGGTGGTGTACCAAAGCCAACAGATGAGACGATAATCTATGATATTGATAATATCGAGGTTACTGAAGGTGAAGAAGCAATATTTACTATAACAAGAGAAGGAGTTACTGACATAGCTTCATCTTTAACATTTAAAACTTTAAAGAAAGGTACTGCTACAGCAGATGTAGATTATGTTGTTAGAGATGGTATAGTTGGATTTGCTCCAAATGAAACATCTAAGCAACTTATCATAGAAACTATATTTAATCCAGAGAAAGAAACTGATGAGTATTTCTATGTTAAATTGGATTTGAATAGTCCAGATAAGAGTAGTGGTTACGGAACAAAGTATGTCAAAAATATTGGAAGATGTACTATTAAGGAACAAGATATACAACAACCAGTTAATCCATACATACCACCATCAGATGATCCTCTTGGACCTGTAGATGACGAGTTTCCTGATTCAGTAGTTGATCCAGTACCCGGAGATGGCGAAGATAATGATCCTAATGGTCAGATTGGTATAACAGACGTGTGGAAGGTAACTAGTGATAGGACAACAGTAAAAGAAGGAGAGTTTATTATCTACACAATTACAACAACTAATGTTGCTAATGGAACGGCTGCTTATTATAATTTAAGTGGTAATGGTATAACAGGTGATGATATTCTTGGTGGTCAGTTGACGGGAGAATTTGTTGTTAATAATAACAAAGCCAATATAACAATTGGTATTGAAGAAGATGGTGCTAAGGAAGATGATGAGACTTTAACGCTTACCATTCATAGTAAAGGAGCATCATGTGATGTATTAATTGAAGCACCTACTGATCAAACTGTAGATGACTTTGATCTAGGAGAAGGTGATACACCAGAAACAGATCCTGGTTTAGGTATTGTACCACCAATTGTAGATCCAGCAGAAGTTATTACTGATGAAAATGGGTCTATCATAGATATTCCAATTAAGAATCCTGGAACTCCATGGGAATCACCACCATTTGTAGTTGTTAAAGGAGAAGGAATTGGTGCTAATGCTTTCGGATTACTTGATGGTGATGGATATCTTACAGAGATTCGTGTTATAAGTGGTGGATATGGATATAAGAAGAATCTTGCTTCAGGTAATGGTAAACGTTGTATTATAGACACGTTTACTGTTCTTAGACCTGGCATTGGATATATTGAGAAACCAGAAGTTTATGTTAATGGTGTTAAAGGTATTGCTGAGGCAGTCATTAATGAGGATGGTTTTGTTATTGGTGCTAGAGTATTGGATAGAGCAGTTACTTTTACAGAAACTCCAGAGATTAGAGTTATTGGTAAATATGGTAACGGTGCTCAATTAATACCATCAATGATTTGTTTAGGTACTCAAGCACTTGCTGATGTTGGTGCTACTAAGATTGGTACTGGTCGTTACGTGGATTGCCCATAATGACATTACCTATTACCCCCAACGAAACTCAAGAACTAAAGGATAATCCCAAGTATAATGTAGTATACAAGGGTCACATGACTCGTTCAGTTATATACGAAACTGAATTACCAGATGGGGAAGGTTTAAGATTAAGTATTGATGGTCCTGGTGATAACTTCATTTGTATGGAGTCTAATAATCGTATGACTGTTAGGACAGGACCAAGAAACCCATTGTTGGGTTCTGGTTCTGGATTTCTTAATGTTCGTGCAGGTGGTGGAGGACATTTATTCTTTGAAGAATCACTTAAGATAGAAGTCAATCAGGGAGCAGATTCAAAAGCTGATGCAATGGAACTTGCTGCCAATGGTAATGTAGTAGTTACAAGCACAGGAAATTCAGTAGTAGTTACTGCAAATAAAATTAGTTTAAATGCTACAGAAACTTTATCATTGGTAGGTGGTGATATTTTACTCCAAGCAGGGAAAAATGGTGATGGTCCGTTGAAGATCAATGCAGGATCGATAGAGAGTAAGGTGGAGACTTACTGGGAACAGAAGATGATGAAGTTGGAGAGGTGGGTTAAAGAGATTAATACTAACACAAGAGATCCAAGAGGAACAGTAGCATTTGCTTCTACTGGTCATTTTAGTCTTGAGATTAAAGGTGACCTTAATGAAAGGATTGGTGGTATTAAGACTGCTACTTATGGTGGTAAGATTCTATTCCCATTGCTTACCAATAGACTGATGACATATAAATGTACAACTTCTCGTGGTGGTATGAAAATTGATAGTGCAGGGAAGTATCTTGTTGATGCTAAGCTCAATATAGAACAGAAAGCAACAACCACTGCAAAATATGAATCCACAGGAAAAACAACCATTGAAGGTAAAGGTGGAGTGGATGTTAAGGCAGCTGGAGCTATTAACGTTAAGGCGACTGCTGGTAACATAGATATTGAAGCAACTGCTGGTACGGCGAAACTTAAGGCTGCCACTAGCGTCTTTATTGAAGGTGCTAATATATTCTTAAACTAGTGTGACAGTTCACAAACTGGCACAAGGGGGCTTTACGGTTCTTAGATAATGAAGTATTATAAATACTGAAGTGAAGCATAATCTTCACAAAAATATACAAAGGACTCGAAAGATCGTAACCCTGCGTAGATGTACAAAAGTTCCCCATGTCGGGGGAATTATCATCCGTGGGGTTTTTTCCTTGCGAGATATCTAAAAACAAACATGTCAATCAAATCAACAATCGCTGCTGTAGCAGCATCACCTTTCCTTCTCGCTGGAGCCGCTTTTGCTGGTCCTTACGTGAATGTCGAAAGCAATCTCTCATATCCTGATGGAGATTATTCTGGAGCAACAACTGATCTTCATATAGGTTATGAAGGCGATGCTTCTGAGAAAGTTAGTTTCTATGTTCAAGGCGGTCCTGCTTTCACAGCAGTTGACGGTACAGACGGATCTGAAGGAGAAATCTCTGGTAAGGCTGGTCTTAACATCGCCGCTACTGATACTCTTGGTATCTACGGTGAGCTTTCAGGCATCACTGACGAAGTAAGCAACGAAGACGTTGTTAACTGGGGTGCTAAGGTCGGAGCTAAGTTCGTATTCTGATCTCTAATCAGATAAATTCAAAGAGGGTGCTTGACACCCTCTTTTTTTATGCTATAATATTTTGTATGAGTCCATTTAAAGATCCTGAGTATGCAAAGGAGTACTCCAGAGCATATTATCAGAAGAATAAAGAAAAGATAAAGAGATCTACAAGAGAGTGGTGTGCAAATAATAAAGATAGAAAGAAAGCATACGAGAAAGAATATGCTGAGAAGAACAAGGACAAACGGAGAGAACAAAAACTTGCTTATAGAAAGAAGAATAAAGAAAAAATCAAGCAACAGAATAAAGAGTATTACTCTAGACCAGAAATTATAGAAAAAAAGAAAGCATACGACAAAAAATATCGTGAAGAGAATAAAGAAAGAATCGCTGCTGTGAAGGCAGAGCATTATCAAACTAATAGAGAGAGATTTTTAGAAAAAGGAAGAGTTTTCCGCGAAGAGAATAGAGAAAAACTTAGACAACGTGCCAAGGAACTCTATACTCCAGAACAAGCAGCAAAACGGAAAGCATATAGACAAAGACCTGATGTTAAAGAGAGACAGAGGGGACTGTTTAATGAGTGGAGGAAAAAAAATTATCAAAATAATATACAGTATAAGTTAGCTTACAGACTGAGAGGTAGAATGCGTGATGCTGTCAAAGGCAATTATAAATCTGGTAGTGCTGTTGATGATTTGGGTTGCACGATAGAAGAGTTTAAAGATCATATAGAAAGTCAATTTAAAGAAGGAATGACTTGGGATAATTGGACCCATGATGGATGGCATCTAGATCATAAGAAACAATTATCAAAATTTGATTTAACTGATAGAAAACAATTCAAAGAGGCAGCACACTATTCAAACCTACAACCTTTATGGTGGTGGGAGAATCTTGAAAAAAGAGAATATTAATAGGGTTGACAACCTCTTTTTTTATGCTATAATTTTAAGGTCAAGGCATCGCTACCTATGACTGCTCTGGATTAATCTTTTAGGGTTTCTATACCAGGGGCGAAGAAACCCTAACCATATATACTGTATCTTAAAGAGAACATTATGAAACTTAGAGATGATGCTGTAATCAAAAGATCTTTTGAAACAGTTGACAAGAAGGGTCGTAAGTCTCTCTGGGAATGGGAGGAAGGACCAGAACTACGTGAGTTCATAAGAAAGCAAAGGAATCAACCTGAAGCAACACCCCCTAATAGACCACAGGACAATGAGGTATCCGAATTGGCAAAAACATAGTAAAAAAGAAGCAAAGCGTACCCTGAAGCCACAGGCGTTACGTTCTGCTAAGAAGAGGGTGAAATTTTTAAAGAGGAAACTTATGCGATGAAAATTATACCATTATTTCCTTCTACTCTACATGCATATGATGTAAAGGATTTTGATAAAGAAGAATTGGTAGATTATATCTATGGGGAATATGACAGTGATCCAAAGGGTAGAGTTATATCAAATAGAGGAGGTTGGCAATCTTCATTTGATTACACATATGGTCCCAATCCTATATTGGATGCAGTAGAAAGAACATTGCGTCATGAGTTCTTTTCTATAACTTTAAAGTATGGACAAGAATTTCATATAGAAGATCTCTGGATCAATATAAACAAACCAGGATCATTCAACCACAAGCATGATCATCCTGGATCTGTATTTTCTGGTGTCTTTTGGATTAACGCACCAAAGGATTCTGGTCAGTTAGTTTTTGATAATCCCAATACATTTACTATGTGGGATGAAATGAGTTCTTATTCAGATCAATTTCAAAAGATACTACCTGTGCATCCAGCATATTATATGACACCAACAGAGGGGATGATAATATTATTCCCATCTTCACTGTACCATAAGGTAGACGTAAATCAATCAGAAGAAGATAGGATTTCGGTATCTTTCAACATTGGTCGGTAGTTAAATAGTAGTAGTAGATTGAAGGTCATGACAAGACCATATAGAGTGTCAAGACGGTATGTTTTCCTTGACAAAGAACCAGTTTTGCTGTATTATATTGAGAACATCCCCTTTGCGTTTGATTCTCTTGAGAAGGCAGACAAAGAAGATAAGTGGGTTCTCACTGAGTGTGCCTCTAATCCAGAATATACCTTACAGGATATTCTTAGGTTTGGAGATTATTTAACTCAGGAAGAGTGTCATCCAGTTCTATTCGATTTAGATTTATATAATCCTGACGTTATACCAACATGAGTGAATTTCTTACATTATTGGAAGGACAATTTTCAAATAAGAGACAAGCACAGTCTCATCCGACACGCTATGCTCACATTTGGATTACCTATAAACGTATTGGTGACAATCGTTTTTATGGAGAACAGGCATATAACTATCTAAGGAATAGACCATACCTACAGTACGTCATTGATGTAATTGAGGGTATAGATGAGATTCGTACTCATAATTATGAGATTGATGGTGATCAAGAGCAACGGTTCTTACAAGGAACTAATCTAGAATTACTAACAGACGATCTTCTTACTTATAGAGATGGATGTGATTTGGTCTTTAAGAAGACAGGTGATAAGAGGTATGAAGGTGGTACTGATCCAGAATGCCAATGTTTCATTGAATGGAATGGTAAGAGCACATATCTCAGGAACAGTATTATTCTAAACACCGAAGGGTTAGATGTTATGGATGAAGGTTTAGATCCTGTAACTCATCAGAAGATATGGGGATCTAATTACGGTCATCTTAATTTTAAAAGACAGTGATGGGATGTAGTTCAGTGGTAGAACAATTGACTGTTAATCAATTTGTCGCTGGTTCGAGCCCAGCCATCCCAGTTTGCCATCATAGCACAGTGGTAGTGCAGGGCTTTTGTAAAGCCAAGGTCGGAGGTTCAAATCCCCCTGATGGCATTGGGGTAGTAGTTCAGTTGGTTAGAACGCTTGCCTGTCACGCAAGAGGTCGTGGGTTCGAGTCCCATCTATCCCGTAGATCATGAAAATAATAAAAAATGCCTTAAGTGATACTCTCTTTCAGAAATGTAAGGAGGAGATCAATGAGAAACTGCCAAAGAATGTATGGGCATCTAGTACCATGATTTGGCCACCAGAATTAAGGCAAGGTATATCTGGTAATACAATGGCATCTATGATGTCACCAGAAACAACCGAGTTGATTAAACAGGAGATTAAAGAGTATATACCAGAATGTGAGGTTGTTGCTCAGTATTATATCTGGCAACCTCATTCTGGTATTGCTATGCATAATGATCAATCACGTAAGTTTGGTGCAACCATATACATGAATGAAAAGTGGCATCCTAACTCTGGTGGGTGGTTTATATGGCAAGATAAGAATACAGAGGAATGGAATACTATTCTTCCAGAAAAGAATGTAATGGTGGTTAATACTACTTCAGAGAACCATTTAGTCACTTCAGTAGCACCTGATGGTTTTGCTATTAGAATAACTATACAAATTTGGGGTCTACTATGAAGATTGCAGTTCTTGGTGCTGGATTAGGTGGATGTATTACTGCAATGCATTATGGATTCTATGGTAGTGAAGTGGATGTATACCATGATCCTAATGTTCCTATTCAAAGAGTGGGGCAAGGAACTACACCTGATGTGTTAGGGTTGATATATGCAGCATTGGGAACTGATTGGCATAGTAACAATAATATTAAAGCAACACAAAAGATAGGAATACGTTATAGAGATTGGACAAGGGAAGATATATTTCATCCATTTTCAATGAATATAATGTCTGCTCATTATGTTCCTGATTTATTGAAGGATGTTGTATTAGACAAATATAACTTCATAGAGAAAAATATTAGCGATCCAGAACAAGAGATAGATGCTGATTATATTTTTGATTGTAGAGGTATACCAGATACGTTAGAAGATTATCATAGGTTAACTAATCCAATAAATGCTGTAATATTAGCAACTGGACCTAAAGAACCATCTAGGAATTATACTGATTCTGTTGCTACACCTGATGGGTGGACATTTATTGTTCCTAATCATGATAGTACATCTTATGGTTACCTATACAATAATGCAATAACAAATAAGGAAGAAGCGAGAAAAAATCTCAGCAAAATTTTTGACGTAGAACCTGATGGTGATCTATCATTTCGTAATTATATTGCTAAAAGTATCTTTAGAGGTAAAAGGACTATTCTTAATGGTAATAGACTAGCATTCTTAGAACCATTGGAGGCTACTTCAGGACATTTCTATAAACATGTTGCGGAAACAACTTATATGCATCTTGTTAAAGGTCGTGCTACGAGAGAGGCAGTTGACAATGAAATAATGGATAGAATGCGGAAAATTGAGACATTTGTATTATGGCATTATCAAAACGGATCTAAGTACGACACTCCTTTTTGGGAATATGCAAAAACTCTTTCATTCAAACCTTACGCGGAATTTGATCGTATATTAGACCATGTAAAAGTGTCTACTAGGGATCAACTCATCAGTTCAACAGAGCAGTATGCTATATGGCATCCTTACAGTTTTAAGAACTGGACTGACGCTCTGCGGTATAAATAAGATGAGGATATTTTTATAGCAGGGTCAGAGTAAAATCATGCCATTAACAAGACTGGATAATCTTATCAGTAGTAAAACTGGTAAGTATTTGTATGTTTCACCCGATGATTTCAATGCAACAGATGCTTTATCTAATAGAGGTAATTCACCTGTAACACCATTCAAGAGCATTCAACGTGCTTTTATAGAGATCGCTAGGTATTCATACCTTCCAGGATTCGATAACGATAGGTTCGATCAGTTCACTATCATGTTGATGCCTGGCATCCACTACATTGACAACCGTCCTGGTCTTGCTGATACTAGTGGAGTTGATATATTTGGATTCGATCAAGCAAATGGTGCTTGGACAGACACTTCGATTGTAGATATATCTAATCCTGATAATATATTCCGTAAGTTTAACAACACTGAGGGTGGTGCTATCATCCCTCGTGGTTCTTCTTTGGTAGGTTATGACCTTCGTAGAACTACTGTACGTCCTCTATATGTTCCAGATCCTGCTGTTACTGAAAGAACTATTCCTCGTTCTGCTATATTCAATGTAACAGGTGGTTGCTATTTCTGGCAGTTTACTATTAAAGATGGTCAGACATCTAGTGAATCACCATTATGGAATGCTTCAGAAGGGACTGGTGAAGTTTATTACGACCCTAATGACTTTACTAAGTTAGCAGCACCTAACTATTCTCACCATAAATTAACAGTATTTGAATATGCTGATTCAGAAGAATTAGGTCTGTACTACAGAAAGGTTGCTAAGGCATTCTCTGCATATCAACCAACGATTGATGATCCAGGTGAGTTTGCTCCTAGAGTTCAAGAGAACAGAATTGTTGGACCTCTATCTGACTCCCGTATCATTGAGTCATTAAAGTTTACTGACAGTACTACTGATGCTTCTATCCCTGCATCTACAACAGAAGTTGAAGTAACAACTAAGGTTGATCATGGTTATTTCCAAGGTCAATTCGTTGCTATATCAAGTACAGAAATTGATGATATCCTTGAGGGTATCTTCCCAATTAAAGAGATCGATCAGAATGATGCTCGTAAGTTTATCTACGAAGTACCTTCTGTAACTGCTGCAATTGGTACAAATATTACATCAGGTAAGGTTGTTGATATAAACTCAACTCCTGCACTTGGTCAGAACGCACAGACATTAGCAGAAGTTGATTCTGTTGAGTCTGCTTCACCATACGTCTTTAACTGCTCCATTCGTTCTACATGGGGTATTTGTGGTATCTGGGCAAATGGTTTAAAAGCAACTGGATTTAAGTCAGTTGTTATTGCACAGTATACTGGTGTATCACTACAGCAAGACGACAGAGCATTCATCAGATATGATGAGTATTCAAATACTTGGAACCAAGCATCTCTAACTGATGCGTTTGCTACAATACCATACCACACTAAAGGTGATTCTTACTGGAAAGATGAGTGGAGAAACTTCCACGTTAGAGCATCTGAAGATTCATTCATCCAGTGTGTTAGTATATTCGCTGTTGGTTATGCCGATCACTTCCTAATGGAAAGTGGTGGTGATATGAGTATCACCAACTCTAATAGTAACTTTGGTAATACATCATTACACGCTAAAGGATTTAAAGGATTCGCCTTCAACCAAGATAAGGGTGGATTCATTACTGATATCATTCCACCTAAGCAGGTTACTGATAACTCTGCTAACACTGAGAAGGTTCAGTATTATACAGTTGATATTGCTGGTACTATCCAGAACCCAACAAACTATACTAAGTTGTTCTTAGGTAGTGATGATCTTAATGACCCAGTTAATCGTCCTGCTGCTACTATTACAGGATATAGACTTGGTGCTAAGTCATCTGAAAAACTATATGTAAAACTTGAGCCATCTGCTCCTGGAGATGATGGTCTCTTTGATGTAAGTCTAGAACCAACAGGTTTCGTTAAGTATATTGCTAAGGGTAGTATACTTAATCCTTCTGGACTATCAGTTAATAATGCATTCGCTGACGCTGCTAATTTGATTGAAAGCAATCGTCGCATGATGCAGGAGGAGGTATTCGGTTATATCTTACAGAAATACCCTGCTCTTAGAAACGTTTCTTATGTAAATCCAGGATTAGATCCTGCTGCTAACAGATATGCAGACGCTCGTAATTTAATTCAGGCAAATAGACAGGAGATCATAGATGATGCGTGGGCAAAAACTTTGGAATATGCTCCGAGTCATGCTTCTTCTGAAGCTAAGTGTAAGCGGGATATTGGTTATGTTGTGGATGCTATCTCAGAAGATTTAAGAGATGGTGGTAATGCTAATGTCATTGCTGCAACTAAGACATATTTTAACCCAGATGGAACTCCTCTATCAAATGGATTGTTAGGTGAAGAGGAAGAATCTGTATACGCATTCCAGAGAGCAAAAGATTACTGTAAGCAAGCGATTGCTAATCTATTGACAGTATCTGACGATACTATTACTATGGATCCAGCAAATCCATCAGTATCTTATACTCCAACGAGTGCTACTTATAATTCAGAGACTGGAGATTTAACATTACTCGTTGCTAATCATGGATTCACTGGATCCACTACAACAACAGCAACTAGTGCTGCATACAATGGTGCTAACGGTCTATTAACATTAACTATTCCTAATCATGGATATACTAATGGTGATAAGATTAAGATCGCAGACAACTCTTTAACATTCACTTGTGATATGGATGGAGGTTATAGTAGTCATACTTATCCTCGTTCATCCGACCCTGCTTCTGGTGCTTGGTTGACTGTTACAGGATCAACTACAAATACAGTTAATGTAAATGTAGGTGCAGCTCCTACTGTACACTTCACTCCTTCTGCTGGTACTTACAATGCTACTACAGGTGATCTTGTCTTAACTATAGGTAGTCACACTTTATCAACTGGTACATACGTTAAGATAGCAGATAACTCATTGAACTTTACTTGTTCGATGGATGATGATGCTACAGTTCATAGTTATCCAAGATTAACTGACCCTGTATCTGGTGAATCAATACAGATTACAGGTACTACAGCTAACAGCGTTACACTTAATGTTGGTGCATCACCTCTTGTACAATATACTCCAACCAATGCAACTTATACACCTACAACAGGTATAATGGAGTTGACCATTGGTAACCACAACATACGTGGTGCTAAGAGATATACTCCAACTACTGCTGCATATAATCCTAATACAGGTTTTGTAACACTTACTGTTGCTGGTCACGGATTCCAAGACGGTGAGAAGATTAGAATAGATGACGGTGCATTAACCTTTACTTGTGATCAAGATAGTAATGGTACTAACCACTCTTATCCTCGTGCAACTGACCCTGTAAGTGGTGCATGGTTACAAATCAGTAGTGTTACTACAGATACGTTTGCTGTACAGATATTAGCATCCGTTCCTTCTTCTAACACAACTACACATAGTTTTGTTTCTGCTGCTGCTAACAGTATTACTAAAGCATCTGACAACATCAAGTTGGCAGACGGTGCTATAACATTTACATGTGCTCAAGACGGTAACGGAAGCAATCATTCATATCCTAGAACTACTACATCAACTGCTACAGTAACGGATGCAACTTATGCTCCTGCTACTGGTGTTCTTGAGTTGACAGTTGCAGGTCATGGATTAAACAACGGAGAACAGATTAAGTTAGCAGATGATTCGCTAACATTCACCTGTGCTCAGGATAGCAATGGTTCTAACCATACATATCCACGTTCTAGTGACCCTATTAGTGGTAAGTGGATAAGTGTTTTCAACGTACAAACAAATACTTTCCAAGTTAATGTAGGAGTTTCTTCTAACATTACAACTCACAATTTTGTTTCTGCTGTTAATAATGGTTTAACCAAGAAGACTGACCCATTCTATGACAATTCTATTGTTGTAGAGGAAGTTGGTAGTACAACTACTACTGTAACAGGTGCTGCTTACACTGCTTCTACTGGTGTAATGGTAATTACTGTTAGTGGTCATGGATTAAACAATGGAGATAAGGTTAAGTTTGCTAAGGAATCTCTAACATTTATTTGTGATAAGGATAGTGGACAATCAAACCATTCATATCCAAGAACATCCGACCCTGCTTTTGATGAGTGGTTGACAGTTGCTAATAAGACTACAAATACATTTGAAGTTAATGTAGGTATTTCACCTGCTCATGATCAGTATACACATACATTCGTTTCTGCTACTGCTGATGGTTTAATCAAGCAGTCTGGAACTATTAAGATTAACATTGGTGTATCTCCTAACGTTACAGCACATACATTCGTTAGTGCTGTTGCTGGTTCTGTTAAGACAGGTGGTAGCTACACTCATACATTTGTAAGTGCTAATACTAATGCACTCATAACTGGTGGTAATTATATCCACAACTTTATATCTGCATCTGCTAATGGTATTGAGAAGGCAGGTGATTCTCTGAGTATTAATGCAGACGCATTGACATTCACATGTGAACAAGACAATAACTCTACTCAACACAAATATCCTCGTGCTTCTGATCCTGTATATGGTAAGACATTACCTATCAGTTCCACTACAGCTAATACACTTACAGTAAATGTTGGTGCAAAAACTGCTAAAGGATATGATATTAATAATTCTACCTACAACCCTGTAACTGGTGATCTAGTTCTTACTTTAGGTAGTCACACAATTAATACAGGAACAAGTATTAGGTTAGCGAAGAATGCTTTGACCTTTACTTGTAGTATGGATAACAATGGTACAAACCATACTTATCCAAGAACAGGTGATCCAGCATATAATACTGCACTGAATGTTACCGCAGTTGGATCTACAAATCATACAGCAACTAACGCAACATATGCTCCTACTACTGGTGAATTAGTATTAACTATCTCTAGTCATGGATTCTCTAATGGAGATATGGTTAAGATTGCTGATGGTTCATTAACAATGACCTGTGCTATGGATGGTAATGCTTCAAACCATACCTATCCTAGAGCAACTGACCCTGTAAGTGGTAAGTGGTTAGAAATTTCCGCTGTAACTGCTGACACATTTAAGGTTAATATTGGTGCATCTCCTGATACATCTGCACATACATTTGTATCTGCTGTAAGTAATGGAGTTAAGAGACAAGATGGAACAGTCACGGTTAACGTTGGTCAATCTCCTATTGTTAACTACAATGTTAGTGGAGCTACCTATAATCCCACCTCTGGTGTGTTGGTACTTACAATTGGTACTCACACTTTAACTGCTGGTACAAGTATTAAACTAGGAAATAATTCTCTAACATTTACATGTGCTCAAGATAGTAATGGTACTAACCATACTTATCCTAGAGCAGGAGATCCTGCATACAATACTGCAATCAGTATTGCATCTGTAACTTCAGATAGTATCACACTTAACGTTGGTACTTCTTCTAATACCACAGCACATACATTTGTATCTGCTGCTTCTGGCGCAGTGATTGCTGGTGGTAACTATACTCATACATTCGTTAATACTAGTAACACACACTCAGTAACTGGTGCTGTATATCAGCCTTCTACTGGTGTTATGACACTGACTGTTAATGGTCACGGATTTGTAAATGGAGAGCATATCAAACTTGCAAACAACTCATTAACATTTACATGTGCTCAGGATAGTCACAATACTAACCACACATATCCACGTCCTACAGATCCTTCTGCTGGTAAGTGGTTGAAGATCTTCAATGTACAAGCAAACACATTTGATGTACAAGTACTGAAGACTATTCCTTCAACCAATACAACTGTTCATACATTTGTATCTGCTACTGCAAACAACCTTGAAAGAGGACTTGTTATAGAAGGTGGTGAGTATCCTCATACATTTGTATCTGCTGAGAATAATGCAATTACAATCTTCAGAGGAGATTCTTCTCTAAATGCTAGCCGTAACAAGGATGCACGTAACCTTATTCTTGCTAATAAGAATAGCATCATTACTGAAGCAATTACTGCTATCAATGCATATGATTCCAACCATTCTTCTACAAACTATGAGACTAAGTGTAGAAGAGACTTAGGTAGGATTATAGATGCTATAGCACAAGACCTTTGGTTCGGTGGTAACGAGTATACAATCTCTTACCTCAAGACATATTTCTCTGGTAATGCACTGTTAAGTAATGGTGTACAAGGAGAAGTTAACCAAGTTATCGTTGGTTTGAATAAGGTTCAAGATCAGATCAACCTTGCTATCAACAACCAACTATCACAGAAAGACACAAGTATTACTACTGACACTACTGGTGAACCACCAATAGTATCTGATGCTAATGCTGACGTATCTGTATTACTTCTTGCTAACTCCAAGTTCATTGCCAAGCAAGCATATGAAGAGATGAAGACAGTTCATACTTCATACACTCCTGCTACTGGTTATACAGAGCAAGATTGTTTGGATGATGTATACGATGTTGTAAGAGACGTTGCATACAACATGAAGTATGGTGGTAACCATAAGGTATATGATATCGGTAACGGTTTCGTAACCAATAACTTCAATGGTGTTACACTTCTTATGCCACAGAGTGAGCGTACAGAAGTTGCTGAAGTTTATAGTAAAGCAAAGGGTGTTATAGAAAAGGTTATTACAAACACAACAGTTACACCTACTAACTGGACTCCTGATGCTACTAACCAACAGGTTAAAGATCTAACCTTAATTGGTCTTTATGATGCTGCTACATGTAACAGCATGATATCAGCAACAGACACCTTGATGGATATTATTATTCAGGGTGTTGGTACTGATGCTGCTGTTGGTAACCTTAATAGTATCACAAGAACAGAACCAACACAACCTACCACATATACTCAAGGTAATTGTGCAGAGGTTCTTTCTACAGTTGATACATTAGTTGGCATCTTCACTGACAGTTTACTTGCTGGTAATCTTAATGACCTAGTTAACGTAAGTAATGGTGAGTGGGATTGTGCTAACGTTAGAAATACAATTGAAACTCTATTCGATATCCTTGTTGATTCCATCCTTGCTGGTAACCTTAACGGTCTACCAACACTTAATACGGGTGACTTTACTATCAACAATGAGCAATCTAAGTGCTTCAGAGACGTTGCTTACATCGTAGATGCTGTTGTCAATGACTTACGTCTTGGTGGTAACATCAACAGTGTACAGGCTGGTGAAGCATACTTCGTTAATGCTCAGTTAGACTTCGTTGATGGTCAAGCATCTGAAACAATTGATGCTTGGAACTATGTCGGTAACATGTGTACCGCTGCAATGAGGAACTTCGACTTCCTAGCATACAACTGTACAACTACTGCTGGTTCTTCAACCGTTGATGTAGGTGATACAAGTGGTATTGTAATTGGTATGAGTGTAGTAGAGTATGATGAAAGCGGTGTATCTCCTTACGAACAAGGTGTTCTTAAGGCAGCAGGTACTACACCACTCTACACAACCATCCCAGAAGGAACATACGTCAAGAAAATTATTAGTAACACCACAATTGAATTGGGTGTTAATGGATCACGTTTAGAAACAGGTAATACAGTTAATGCTATCCTGTCAAGCAGTTCAATCAACCTATACTTCACATATGCTAGTGGAGCATGGGCAGATACAACACCATTAACTAAGGTTATTGGTCCTGTTAATGATGCTGATAGAGATATCACTAGAGACTCAACAACTAACTCAAGTAATGCTGAGTGTGCTGCAACAGCAGCTGCAATCAATACACTGATTGGTAACATCACCACCATTATTAGTAGTGGTCTTGGTTCTGTTACTCGTCAGGAACAGACAGTTAATACATCATTGCTTGCTTCCAGATCAACAGTATTCACAATTGATACTACTGGTGCTGGTTCAACTAATGCTCACGACTTCGAGACTGGAACACCTGTAAGGTTGGTTCCACGTCCTCGCTTTGACTCAGTAACAGGTAAGTATGTTTCAGTAGACAAGCGTGTTGTTAGACTACCTAATGGATTTGAACCTAACGTAACATACTATGTAATTGCTCCGGGCAGAACCACACAACCTATTGATTATAGTGGTACAACATACTTCAATGGTAGTGACCAGACCAAGTTAATGCTTGCAACCTCTAAGGAGAATGCTGCTGCTGGTATCTACATCTATTCATCTGAAACAACTAGTGTTGATCCTGATGTTGAGATTGATATCTATCAGTTCGTACTTGATGATCGTTATGATCTACATTCATACAGAACTAACTTAGCAACTGCTGCATCCTTCTCAGGTAATGGTGGATTCGAGACAGAGATTCCAAACATTGTTGACAAACCTTCTAACTCCACAACAGCACAGCAAGTATTCTTCAGACCTGAAGATGGTTCACAACTACCTCTAGTATCTACAGCGTTTGCAAACAATGCTAACGTTGCTGTAACAGATAATTCTAGCCCAGATTACGGTAGACTTAACCCTAACGTATCATTCTATGTTCGTTACCAAAATGATAAGGTATTCACCATCCACCTAAGCAAGGCAGATGCACTGAATGATGTACGAGTTACATTTGATCCTGGTCAAACTGGTATCAAGTTCACGACCTATGCTAACAAGAGCAGGTCACCAATGGCATTTGACCCAACCTTTACTGATGCTGTTACTACTTCTGGTAAGTGGTACATCAAGTGTAAGGATGAGGTTACTGGATCCCCTGCTGGATATGATGATAACATCTTCTGGAGAATCAATCAACCAGACCTTCAGGCAACTCCTAGATCTACAGACATGTGGTTCGAGCGTCTTAAGGATGATCGTACTGCTGATGACAGAACATATAAGATTCGTTATGTTATTCCAAAGGATATTGAGAATGCAAGAGATCCTATCAATGGATTCGTCATCAAGGGAAGAACTGATGATACTCGTAAGTTAATCCCACAGAAACTTGTACTTAAGCCTGTAACTGGATCAGTATACGGTGCTAGGTTCAAGAACCCAAGACAACAGAATGAGTACATTGGATATACAGCAGCAGACTTCACAAGTAATTCACTCAGTGTAGCAGCTAAGTATGATCCATACAAGAAAGACTTAACTAATGCTGGTATTGATTATCGTGCATTCGTTACAACTGCTAGTGGACTCAAAGCAACAATTCAAAGTGGTCGTTATGTAGAAGATCCATTAGATCCTACTATCAAGTACCTTGAGTTGAATGTATTTGACCATGCAATTGACATTGTAAACTATCCTGGTCTTAAGAACGAGACATTCACTACAGTGAGGATCGATGCTCCTCAAGGTGGAGACTTCGTAACCAATAAGACACAGAGTATTACTACTAACCAGATTCAATGGACAGGTAATTCTTCAGGTATTGCTAACGTACATGCTTATTACAATGTTGGAAGCAATCACTACTTAATCCTGAAAAATATTCGCGGCGGAAAATTAGAGTATAGTGAATTTGTAAGCACAAGGTTTACACAAGGAACTATCTTCGCTGATATGGTAGAGGATCAGGACTTTGGTAAGTCACTGCCACTCAAGACACTTATTGCTAAGGGATATCCTGAGTACTACTACAAGCAAGCAGGTGCTAATGTCTATACTATCACACCAGGTGATCGTATTACTGACGATGCTGGTATTGAATACTACGTTGATACTGTAAATGATGTAGGTATTATTGAAGATACCTTCTACATCTTTAACGTAGAGACACTACAGAAACGTATCTTCGGACAGCAAGAAGGTATATTCTACTTAACTTGCTTACGTGGTAACATTCAACCATTCCCAACTGGTCCTGGAGTTGTTAATAACTTCAAGGAATTTAGATTCTCACAGCCAGTTAGCAAACTATATCCTCTAAACTACAGAAACGATCCTCTCTGGTTCCAGAAGTCTGGTACAACATCAGAAGAGAAGAACGTATATGCTGGATTAATTGATCCACCACAAGCATATTCTGCTGCTGACAACTATACACACGGTTTAGTTACCGTTAACGACTATAAGGGATCTGTAACAAGAGAACTAGTCGAAGATTGGGTTAAGCAACCAGCATTCATAGAGAATACTTACACAGTTCAGGCACAAGGCGGTAACGCAACTTCTGGTTCTGAAGATCGTAGGATTAAGATTGCTGGTACAAGCACAGTAATGACAGATGATAAGTTCTACGTTGAATTCCGTAGACCATCTATTGCTCGTGCAGGTAACCACACGTTTGAGTATCTTGGATTTGGTCCAGGTAACTACTCAACTGGTCTACCAGTTCGTCAAGAGATTGTTCTTACACCATTAGAAGACTTCTATGCTCAGTCTAAGAAGCAGAACGGTGGTATAGTCTTCTACACGGGTCTAAACTCCAACGGAGACCTTTATATCGGTAATAAGAAGATCAACGCTATCACAGGCGAAGAGACCTTCCTAGACGCTGCTGTATTGAATGATGATGGAGACCCAGATGACGTAGTAGGAGGTTTAGTAACCACATTTGACACTGCTGTAACATTCAACCAGAATATCACAGTTGTTGGTGGTAACGGAAGTCTTGTTAACACATTTGAATCTCCTGTATTAATAAGTGTTCAGGATGCCGATCTAACACAAAATAGAGATGCACTTATCATTCGTTCTAATGTAAGTTCGGTTGATCCAGTTACTTTATTAGAACAGGATGAGTCACTAGACAGACAAAGTTTCACTCCTGCACAGAATGGTGACATTCGCCTTAGCAAGAACAGAGTAGATGCTGCTGTATTTGGATTCAACTCCAGAGGTAATGGTCAGGAATATATGTTCCAGACTCATACTAACTCAGGTGGTGTTCCAACTAACATGACACCTAACCAGACATCACTTGTTGCAAATTCTGGTACTAGAATTAATACTAATCAGTTCATCACTTATGGTGGTGTGATGCCTAAGTCTGGTGATGTTCTACTGAAAGGTGATGAGATTGGAGAATCTGGATCACTTGGTTGGATCTATGCCAACTACTTCAGTGAGATCTCTGTAAATAGCATCTTCACTATCACATTTGACGGTAGTAACGTTGTTAAACTTACATTTGAAGCGAGTAACGTTGCTGTAGAGAACCAAGCACTTGGTATTACAGATTCTTCCAAGATTAGATTTACCAATTACCCAGTATCTCTACTGAACCTTCCACAAGGTTGGCCTGTTTACTCACCTTCTGGAGATGCGTTCTCACCAACTAATAACTACGTTCACTTCCAAGTAACAACTGCTCAAGCACAAGCTACTTTAAACTGGGCAACAGTTGTCGCTGGTAACAACCCTGATCCTAAGATATTTGTTTCTACATCAGAGTTCAAGGAACTTGGTGTTATAGGTGCTGATGCAATCCGTACTTATGTTAGAAATACATTGGTATCGGGTGCTGGTTCTATAGGTGACTACAGACTTGGTGTTAACACAGTAGCAAGAGCATCACACAGTTCTTACGAGACTGGATTTGTAGATACTTACACTAATCCTAAGGCTAACTTGGATGTTGTTGGTAGTGCATTCATCAGTGGTACAACAACCCCAGACTTCTTAACTAATGCTGAGTTTGCTGCTCGTACTAAGAATGGTCGTGCTGACGCATTGTTAGTCGGTGGTGATGCAGACAATCCTCTTAACCAGTCAACACTTAGAGTTAAAACTTCTAATACTGTAGGTACTGGTCAGGTTGGTATCAATGCAACAGACGCAAATCTTTCCTCATACGGTTTATTTGTCAACGGAACTTCTAAGTTCACTGGCAATGCACTATTTGATCTAGATGTTCAAATTGATGGTGGAGATCTTACTACTGCTGCTACAACATTCAATCTTGTTAACGGTACTGCAACCACAGTTAATATTGCTGGTGCTGCAACTGCCTTAACAATCGCTGATACTACAACAGCAGCTCAGACAATAGACATTGGTGATTCTGTAACTGGACAACAGACTATCAAGATTGGTAGTGCTTCTGTTGACAGTAACATCTTCTTCGGTGCTATTGCTGACACTGCAACTAACATTTCTAAGATTGAAATTGGTGGTGCATACGGTAATAACGAATCACTATCCTACGTTAAGTTTGGAAATAGAAAGGTATCCTACGCAGGTGATGCAACATTCGGTGCAGACAAGATACTTGGTGGTGATAGAACACAACCAGAACAGATTGTAACTCTGAATACTGAAGCAGGTATTGTTTCCTTATTCTCTGGTAACACACAGACCATTGACGTAGCAACTAACTCTTCTGAAGTTAACATTGCTGGTCAAGGTGGTACAACAACAGTTAGAAATAACCTTGAAGTAGATGGTACAGCAACCTTTAACGGTAGCGTTAACCTCTGCGGTGGTACTTCTGCCTTCTCCTTCATTGGTGATAGAGCACAGTTAGGATCTACTGCATTCGCTCACGCAAGCGGTATTATATCAGTAGGTACTTACAATAAGAACATTGACATTATCAATGTACTTGAAGTTATCGAAGCAGATCCAAATTATAACCGTCTTGACACTGCTGGTTCAGGAGTCTGGGGCGGTACTACATTCCAGAATGTAATAGCTGCTGCTGGACCTGGCGGTGCTGACCTACCTGCTCTAACTGGTAATCAGTACTACTTACCATTACTCAATAATCCTGGTAGTTACTTTGGTGAAGGTGATTACATAATCCTCGACACAACAGTTGATGCAGGAACAGGAACACACCCAGAGATCGTAAGAGTTGCTTCTGGTGGTTTAAGTGGAGTACAACAAGCTCCTTACTACCTAACAGTTGAGAGACAACCACTTGGTACATTCACAACTGTCAAGACTAATCACCCTGATACAGTAACAAACAGAACTCCAATCTATAAGTGTAACATCGCATTTGATGCTACATGGACAGAGCAGACAATTGATTCTACTGGTACTCAGGAGAATATTTACTTAGCATCTTTCGGTGGAACACTAACAGTCCAAAGAGACTATGTTATTGTTGATCGTGAAGATACAAACACAGACGGAACCTTCAATCAAGGTGAAGTATTCAAACTAGCAACACCTCTTACACAGAACAATAAGAAGTTACAAATTAAGGATGGATGTCCTGGTAACGTATTGTTCGAGGTTGACACCGTAACTGGTGGAGTAATCGTTGGTAACGATGGTGTTGATGGAGAGAATGGTAAGTTAACTGTTAACGGTTCATTCAACTTCATTGGTGGATGTAAGACTGGTTACAAGGCAACTGCTGCTTCTCTTGGTGTATTCACTGGTGATATCGCAGCATCATTCACAACTATCACTAACGTTGTTGATACTGCTGGACTAGAAGTTGACGATTATGTTCAACTAGTAAGCGGTGGTAATGCAGTAACATTAACACAGAATCAGTTCGTAACTGATGGTGGTATCACAAGACAGGTTGATCCTCAGATCGTCAGCATCGTTGGTAGTACAGTAACACTGAACACTGCCTTCTCTGGTGCTGGAACTGCAACTGGTGTATCATTAAAGGCAGCGAAGAACGAGAAGTTTAGTATAACAGATCGTGTTCGTGATATCTTCACTATCGATGCTTGCAGTGGTGACACTGTAATTGGTAACCCAAGTGGTAGAGTTTACACACAGAGATCTAAGTTTGGAACTAGTGTATCATCACATAGTGTTGGTGCTACTGTATACACAGTACTTAAGGATCCTAAAGTTGATAACGGAATTGCAACAACATTTGTTGATACTGTAACTCCGATTACAACAACTGCAACTCAACTCACAGTTGATAACGTTAGCAACTTTGCAATTAACGACTTCATCTTAGTTGGTTACGGTTCAGGTACTCAAGAAGAATTCATGCAGATAACTGGTACTCCAGTTGTAACCTCTGGTACTGCTGGATACTTGCCTGTAAATCGTATTAATAACGTTGCTAACTGGCCTGGTGCTGCTAAGACTCACGCTGACGGTGAAACTGTCTGGAGAGTATTACTTAGAGAGGCAACTGTACTTGAAGAAGATATTGCTGGATCAGGTTCATCACTTGTAGAAATCAAGTTGAAGAACAGTGATGTAGTTCCATTCTTCAAGGATAGAGAGTACTTCCTATTCATCGGTGATGAAATCTTTGAGGTAGGAAACTCAGTAACAACCACTGGTGGAACACCATTGGTCAAGAAGGACTTCCATCATGGTCGTTTGACAGTATACGATGACGTTAAGTTCATCGGATCTTCCTTCGATATCATGGGTACTGATAATAACGTACCTATCTTAACTGTACAGAACAACGATGAGCACCACTTTGAAGCTGGTAAGTTAGTTGTTAACGCTGCTACAGATATAAGTGGATTCCTAAGAATATTCCCAAGTAAGTGTGTTGAGGATCCTGATGCAATTCAGTTTACTAATACATCATTTGACCCAACATTCCGTGTTGAACCTGAATATGGTGATACATTCGTTGGTCGTTTCTTAGATATCAATGGTATTGCTGCTACAACTGCATCTAATACCCAGAAGATATTCACAGTTAGAAATCTTGGTGACGGTGGTACTAAGAACTATCAGATTAATCAAGACTGTTCTATCGATGGATTTGGTTACACTGGTTGGAAGAACAAGAATGGTGGTCATAAGTCCACCTTCGTTAACGCAACAGGCAGTGTTACTAGCAATATAAATTATATTGTAGCAGTAGCACCAGCAACAGGTGCGATGGTATTAACTCTACCATCTCTTGCTGAGACTGGAGACATCATTAGATTTACTGAAGTTGGTGGTCAATTGACTTATAACAACTCTCTCGTAATTCGTGCTCCAATCGTAGGTGGTGAACCAGTTGCAATTCAAGGTGATACTGAAGGTACTAAGTTGGGTGGTCTATCTACTCCATACGGATCTGGTGAACTTGTTGTACAGAACAGAAACGCATCCTTCGGTCTAATATTCGTTGGTCAATCAGATGGAGATAACTTCATCCCTGCTGCATATCAAGGTTGGTGGTTAACTGAACTATAATGGCATTCTACAACAGAGTCAAAACAATGAAGACCTCACCCATTGGCACTATAATGCCATGGGGAGGTAACTCAACGCTTAGAGGATCAAATCCCCCTAACGTGCCACATGGTTGGATACTATGTGATGGAGCTACTCATTCTGCTAGTGAATATCCTTTACTAGCATCTATGATTGGTAACACATATGGTCCCACTGCTACATCAATTAAGGGTAACTACCCTGATTATGAAGCGGCAGATCAATTTCGTGTTCCTAACTTAAATGGTAGAGCACTGGTTGATATCGAGAGAACCATGTTGGGTGAGACAAAGTATCAGTACAATCAACCGAATGCTGATTCTGTTGTTGGTCCTTTGATTGAAGGTGATGGTACTGCGGTAACACCCCCTGCTATCTACAGTGCTGACACTGACATAACATTCCAACTTGATGGTATTAATAATATGGCAGGTAGGATTCAAGAGTTTACTCTGAATGATCCTACATGGTCTAAGACATACTATGTTCTCGGTAGAAAACTAGGTATAGACCACACACCTGCTCATAGGCATCCCGGATCATATACTACTGCTCAACCTTCTGGTAAGTATGTACAAACATTCGAGACTACATTCTATGCTACTAGTGGATCACCTGATTATGAATCTGCTAACCTAACTGGTGCAGGTGGTAATGATGGTCCTGATAGTTGGCAGAATGGATTCGGATCTATCACATACTATGATGACAATACTCTTGTTGTAACCAGTGAAGGAAAGACATTCGACCCTGCGACTAAAGGAACTATTCCTGAAATCGGTAAGGTTAGAACTATACCACAAGGTAGTGGTAATACTCCTGCCTTTGGTGACACTTATAATTATGGCCACCAAATGATTGCACATACTGGTGTCTTCCCACCACCATATACATCAGGTATTATGGGTAAGAAGAACTATATTGGTGGAGATCAAAGTGTAACTTATCCAACAAACTTGAGTCATTCTGGTGAAGTATTCACAGAATCAAGTCTTGCTCCGCATAATCATTTTACATTTGATATTTCTATGACTGCTCCAGGCTTGAGAGCACCTTCAAATATCGCTATTAATAATGTACAATCATATACTGTTAATGTTTCTGACATCGATAGTGCATTAAATATTGTATTAGATAACAATACACCTTCCCAGACAGTAATAATGTTAATACGGGCATTCTAATGGCAGCATTCCTATCACAAGAGAGAAATAAACTAGGTACTACAACAGGATCCCTGATAGCATTTCCTAGAGAATTAGATGTTAATGATCCTACAGTAGGACTCAGTGCATCGTTACTACCTGCTGGTTATTTGAGATGTGATGGTAGTGTATACAATGAAACACAATACCCTGCTCTTGCTGAGATTTTAGGACTGGGTGATCTATGTGTATTCAAACAGACTGGTGTTACTTTAACTACTTCACAGTTTCAAGTACCAGATTTAAGATCAAAGTTTATTAAAGCATCAAGTGGTTCGGATCAGGGTGTAATGAATGACCTGACAGTAACCAATGCTGCTAACCAGACAATAGATAAGTCTGGTGTTGGTATTGAGGTGTCAAGTAATGTTGGAAGTACTGCTACTATTACTTTAAGTGGACAGTTTAGAATCCCACCAGTTACTGCTGCACTAAGAGGTAATGTTTCATTTACTAGACCAAGATACGTAGATTCAGAGATTGTTCCTGTAAATGGATTCCAACCACACTGTCACTATACTACAACCAGAAGGTGTAGGATCAAGAGACGTGCTGGTAGTGATATGTTTGAATTAAACTATTACAGGAATGCTTCTACGATTGGTGTACATGAATGGTACTATCATACAATGGTTGATGGTCCTGGTGGTAACCAGGAAGCACAACCTGCTTGTAGATTATATGCAGAATCAGTGAACTTCACACCAGGCAACTATATTCCTAGTGGTTTCGGTGTTAGTTACCAATACTATGGTGTATGTAAGAATGCTTGTGCTGGATTTAATATCTATTGTTTAGTACCAAGTTCACAATCTACTACACAATCTGGTGATAATATTGCTGGTCAAAGTCCTAGTATTATACCTCTATTCATAGATACTACACCTAATACATGCTTCCAGACATTACCTTGGCCAATTGGTCAACAGTCTATGTCATGTGCGAGTAGTTCTTTAAGTATCTCATCAAACTATATTGCTGGTGCAACTGGTGTTGGTACTGATGATATACCTCAGACAGGTACTAATGGTTATTCACATACTGCTGACTTATCTAATGTCATGCCGTTTGATACTGCTGTTGATACTGGTATAGCAAATACTGTGTATCCACAGATATCTAACGTGGTAGTAACAACTAATGCTTTGAATTATGAATCTGATCCAACAGATCATACTCATACCATCAATTATGAGACAGGTACTACCAATTATAACTTAAATACTACTGAGTTCTTTGTTAGTACTGATGGAATGACTTCCACAATTAATATTACTCCTGATCAAACAAAGAAGATGGACAATTTAATTGCTCCTTTTATTATGGTCGATTATCTAATTAAAGTCTAATGAGAAATATTCGCTCTAACTACTTAGCAGATAAGGTGACTTACACGTCATCAACTATGCCTATTGGTGCAATCTTACCTGTTTTTAAGGCAGATGACGATAAGGTATCAGATGATGGTGTAGTTACTGCGATAGCACAGTATGCTGCTGGAACTGGTACAGGGTATCAATCAGATTTAATGAGTCCAGCAGGTTATCCAATAGAACCAATAGAAATGGTTATTGGACAGGGTGGTCTGTCAGTAAGTAATGATACATTTTCATTTACTGGTATAGGAAATCTTTTAAGTGATGGTGATAAGATAATAATTAAATCCACATCACAATCACCAAACAAAGCAAAACTCGGTGGTTCTATTCAATCATTTACTGTAACTGCTGGTGGTACAGGGTATACAAGTTCACCAACAGTAGTTGTTGGAGATAATGGTAGTGGTCCTGTAACAACAGGATCTTTTCAGGTTGTAGTTAATGCTGGTGTAGTTACTGGTATTAATGTAGTAGATGGTGGTATTGGATATCAATTCCCAACAGTTACTCTTGTTGGAGGTGGTGGTAATGGTGCAACTGCAACTGTTGCTATGTCACCCGGAGGTACAGGTGGTGTTGCTGTCGATGCAGGATTAACAGCAGTTATTGATATTGTTACTACAAATACATTTAGATTGGCAAGAAACACAGGTGATATTGCTGCTGGTTACTTTTATAACATCACAGATCTAGGATCTGCTGGTAATATAGTATTCATAACGTCAGAAGGATTTGGATTAAGAGTTGGTATTGCTGCTACTGCTGGTGGAGCAATTGATTATGCTACTATAAAACAAGAAGGTTATGGATATGCATCAGGAGATGTATTAAAGGTTCTTCAAGCAGGTTCTGATGGTCTTGGTAAGATAAGAATACAGACAGTATCATCAAATTCTGCTAGTGACCCTGATAATCAGTATCCTGGTTTCTTATATTGTGATGGAGCGACAGTTAATGCTCAAGATTATCCATTATTATATGAAGTCTTGAAGGATAACTATGGTGGTACAGGTGGAAGTTTCAATAAATCAGACTTTGGATCGGCAAGTGCTATAACATTTGACCTTCCAGACTATAAAACAAGGAAATTGGTAGGTGCAGGTGGAGGTGTGCAAGGTGGTGGATCTCCTGTATCTGGTAGTGTAATATCTTCTGTTGGTAATACTGGTGGTAAATGGTATTTTAGTAAGAGTGAACAACAACAGTTAATGGATATTGGTAGTGTTGTTGTTGGTGGTTACGATAATGTTGTAGAATTTGTTGGTGCTACTCTTAGTGGTGAAGTTACCATGAAGGTTGGACCATTACAAGAGAAGATGATTTCTGCTGTTCCTGAACATGAACATGCAGTGTTGACATCAGAAGCACCAGAAGCAGGTGCATTTGAAGGTGCTGGATATGTATTAGATGACCATTCAGTTGGATATAAGAATGGTACTGGATCTGTAAACTATTTCATACCTTCAGGTGGTGTTCCATTATTCCATTCACATGGAATTACAGACTATATTATTACTGACCCCAATGCATCAACGTATGGAAACGTTTCTGGTATTGGTAGTAAGATAACAATGTCAGTTACTGGTGGAGCAGGTGGATTGAATACAGTAGATGATACTGTCACCATCACTGGTCATGGTATGTCAACTGGACATAAATTAAGAGTTCTATCTAACACTGCTACTAACGTTGCACAATTCCAATATGCACCAGGTAATCCACCATCAGGTGCAACAATTACAACTGGTTTCGCTGTCAATACTTCTTGGTATGTTGTTAAGGTAGATGATAACATTGTTAAATTAGCAACATCTAAGTATAATGCATTAAGAGGCAATACTGTTGATATTGTTACAACTGGCGATACTGGTGCTATGGTGCTGGAAGTAGGATATAATGCTGCTGGTAATTTTCCAGGTGAACCAGTTACTACAATTACTACACCTGCCCCAACAACATATGATATTGATGACAACTATGTCATTGGTGGTAAACCAATA